GTCAGGGCGTCGGCAATCAGCCGCGTCTGCTGGCCGGGGTAGGCTTGTTCAAGGTCGGCCCGGACGCGGCTCGGGTCGATGCCGAAGATTTCCGGCGCATAGCGCATGGCCTCGGGCCTGCCGTTGACGGTCGAGCGCCCCCACCGGGTTTTCAGGTCGGCATAAGCCAGCCGTTGCGCGGTTTCCATATCCCCGCCGGAGGTCGCGAAATACTGCCGCGCCAGCGCCTCAAAGTCGGCCGCCATCGCCGGGGGCGGGTCGGGCGAGAACGAGAACACCGACGGGTCAAAGGTGTCGTCGGACGACATCAGGCCGTTAAGTGCCTTGCTCGGCTCCTTGAGCGCCCGGTTGAACTGCTCGCGATAAACTTCCTTCTGCTGCGGCGGCGTCTGATAGACGTTTTTCCGCACCGTCTCCACGGCCGTCTGCGGGTCGGCGCCGGCATCCACCATGCCCGCCACCTGTAGCGCAAAGGACTTGGTATCGGCGTCGAGGTATTCCAGCACCAGCGGGTTCTTGGCCTGCACGGTGCTGACCCAATCCGCCGACTGCGCCGCCACCTGCGGGTCACCACCAAGGGCCGACACGCGCAGCCAGGACTGCACCTCGCCAGGGACCACGCCCGTCCGCGACGACAGGTCGGCCGCCAAGGCGGACCACGCCTCACCACCCTTGGGCAGCCCCTTGGACGATTCCGCGAAGGTCGAATCCACGAACTTGCGGGCCACCGGGTCTTTCGGGTCCAGCGTGCCACCGGCCGTCAGCAGGCTGCGCAACGCCGCCGCCTCGGCCCCCTGCGCTGCCGCCTGCTCGCGCGCCCGCGCGGCCTGTCCGACCTTTTCCAGATACCCGGCTTCCGACATCGCCCCGAGGTTGTACAGCCGGCGGGCCTCGCCCTCCACGTCACCGGCTGCCCCCGTAGCAATCCGCCGCTCAAGGCCAGCCAGCGCGTCAATGTTCTGGCGCCGCCGCTCCTCTTGCAGCAGGTTGACGCGCTCGCGCACCTTGGACCGCACCTCGTAGGACATTTCCGGCGGCAGGTTTTCAGCATCCAGACCGGCAAGGGCCTGGTCGCCCATCGCGAAGCTGCGTTCGTAGGCAGCCACGATCTGATTGGCCGCGCCGTCCACCACGGCACCTTCCGCCGCTTTGGCAATCGCCGCCTTGGCGGTGTCGTCCATTGCCCGGAAGATCGGGTGATTGGGGTCGTTCAGGGCGGCCAGCGTCCCGCGCGGGTTTTGGGCCGCTGAGGCAGCCCCGGCCGAAAACAGGATTGACGCGCTGGCCTCGGCCTTCTTCTCGGCCGCCGCCTCCGGGCCGATCATCGACGCGTCAATGGCGTCGTACCGCTCCGCGATCAGTTCAAACGTCCGGTCAGGGAACCGGCCCGCATAGTCAGCCGCCGCGCTGTTGCCCGTGTCCACCAGCGACGTGCGGTGCCGCAGCCCTTCCTCGGCCTCAAACCGCTTGGCGCGGGAAAACACTTCCTCGCGGTACTGGCCGACCTTCTGCTGCAAGTAAGCCCGAGCCGTCTCGTTCGGGGCGCGCTTGACCAGTTCGGTGGCGGCAGTCTCAAAGTCCTTGTCGAACCGCGCCGCGAAGTCGGGGGCGCCGTTCTTTTCCGCCAGCGCCCGATTGCTCAGGGCATCTTCCTGGGCGCGCCGGAACTCGGGGAATGCCGTAGTGGCAAACGCCGCCGCATCCGCATCGAGCTTCCGCGCCCACGCGTCCGTCGCCCGCTGGATCGAGGCGCCGGCAATGGCGAGATCCCGCGTCAGGTCCGGCTGCTGCGGGATCGCCTGTGTTCCACGGGGAACAGTCTGCTGCGTGTAGACGGGAATCTGCGGCATTACTGCACCTTCATCCGCGACTGGTAGGCTTTCGCCTCGCCCACCCCGCCAACCGCCGTGGCCCCTGCCGACACCAGCCCGAGAATGGCCGAAGCCGTCGCCGCCTTCTTGGTGGCGCGGGCCTGCTGCTTCATGGCCGAGGCGCGGCTGTAGCCCTCGTACCGGATGTTCAGCGCGTCAAGCTCGGCGTCGATGGCGGACTGCCGGTACACGTCAGCCGTAGAGCCACCAACCACACCGGACTGCGCCTGCGCGGCCTGCATATTCGCGAGGGCCTGCGTGGACTGCCGGCGCTGGGCCTGCTCGGCCGCCCCCGTCTCGGCAAGCGTCTGGTTCGCCCGCGCGTCGAGGTTCTTGGCGTCGCCCTTGCCCTGGAAATAGGTTCCGACGGCGCCTGCGGCCTGCGCACCAGCCCCGACCGCAGACCCGACCAGCATCATCGTTACCGGATCAGCCATACCGCACGAACAGCCCGTGAAGGCTGCCTCCCAAGTTTTCCTGTTCGCCCGTCGGCTCAAAGCCCAGCAGTTCCAGCCAGCGCACCGCTTGGGGCCAGTCGAGGGCCGCATACGCCATGCAGTACGGGACCGCCGCAAGGGCCGCCTTGACGTACCTGTGCAGAGCAAGCATCGGCGCGTCCTCGGCCAGCCACGCCCACGCCACCGGGGCCGTTTCCGTGTACGCAATCCCCGCGCACGCCTTGGGACCGTCGTCGTCCAACGTGTAGGCAGGGCCGGAATCGATCAGCGCCATGGACCCGGCATCCAGCAGGGCCAGCGTCGCCCGCTGCCGCGTCTGCACCGGCAGGGCCGCGAGGTCGTTCCGGCGGAACTTCCTAACGATCACTGGTGTTCACCTGCGGGAACAGGCCCACGATGGTGGCCGGCAGGGGCTTGGACTGCTCGACGCAGATATAGCCGTCGGTGTCGAAGCCCCCGCGAAATTCCATGAGCTTGTCGCCCGTGTAAAGGGGGACGGGCTCGTCCATGAGGTCCGAAGGCTTTCTCAGCACCACCTCGTCCAGATTCGTGAACGTCGAGCCCAAGCGAATGCCGGCGGTGTCCTGCATCCGCACCACCACCTTGCTGATCCGCTTGACCTTGCCTTGGGCAACACCCTCAGCCGACCCCGCCTCCAGCCGCATGGGCCGAAGCTGGCCGGTGTACGGGATGCCCACATGGACTCGGGAAGCCGGGACGGGCAGCACCAAGGGCTCGGCCCCCGTCGCCTCGTAGGCCGAGCCGTCCAGCAGCAGGCCCACCGTTCGCCCCTGAAGGACCGGGGGGACTCCAGACACCTGCGTCACGGACAGCCGCCACGTCGTCGGAATGGCACTCGGGAAGGCCGCCAGGATCGTGGCCTGTACCTGAGTGGCCGACAGATAGGCCGTAATCTGCGCCTTGCACGAAACCCACGTCGATCCGCTCTGATAGCGGGCATGGATGAACCGCCCCACATCACCAACCGCAAACTTGCTTGACCCCGCCGTGAAGGTCGCCGTCGTCCCCACCGCCGCACTCACGGGCGAACTGTTGAGGGTCACGTTCTGCGTGCCGTCGTAGCTCACGGCTGCGTCCAGATAGATCGCCTCGTAAGGATCGGCGCCGGCCTCATGGCCCACCCCGATCCGCTCAATGGCCCGGCTCGTCCCCCGCAGCACCGACAGCCACACGTCGTCCCGCGTGCCGTCAGGAGACGGGATTACAGCCACGCTCTCGACGGTAAGGCCCGGGTGCTGGTGCCAGCCGATAACCTGCTGTCCGGGGTCATACGTCAGCCCTGTGAGGGCATCGCCCGACACCACCCACACCACACTGTCGGGCTCGGACTGGTAGGCCATGTCCACGATGTTGTCGGCCAAGTGTTCAGCCCGGACGCTCAGGTCCGAGGCGCCGTACTTGCCCGTATCCCGGATCGCGGTTTCCCTGAGCCCACCAGAGCGATGCACAAAGAACGTCGAATCCCCCACCTGCACGGGGGGAACTGCTCGCCCCCCTTCCCGCGACTGCGGCACCGCCTTGACGTTGGCGGGGCCGAAGGGGTCGGAATCGGTGATTTCGGACACCGCGAACTCGGTCGAGGCAGTCCCCACAAGCAGCGCATCCGCCGGGGCGATCCAGCGAATGGCGTTGTTGTCCGTCGAGGCGGGTTCCACGACCACCCCCGAAAGCGCCGTGGTCTCGCCAAACTCGTCGGGGGCGAAGCTGTCGAAGTCGTTTGACTGACTCATCCACACCCGCCGCAGGCCGGAAAACACCAGCCGGTCGCGCCACAGCGTCACGCGGGTCGGATATTCAGCATGGGCGCCCCACGCCCCCATCCGCCACCGCCAGGTCGCCTTGCCCGAGCCCACCACATCCGCCGGCAGGCGCGAGAGGACCGTGGCCGTCACCACCGTAGCCGACGTGAAGCCGGTGATCCGCACCACCCCATACCCGGAATGCAGATACCGCCACGTCCGGCCGGCGTTCGTGGTGCCGTCCAGTTCCTCGCCCGCCGTGTGGGTCGGGGGGACGGTGCCGTTGTTCGACCCGTAGGACGGGTTCACCGCCTCGTAGTAGTTCGCCCCGTAGCGGCAGAACGAGCCCACCGAGAACGTCGGGCTGGTCGGCGTCCACTGCTGCACGTCGGCCTCAATGGGCTCGATGCGAAACAGCGCCCCCACATGGTTGGCCGTGAACAGCGCCGCCGAGGCCGTCAGGGTCACGGTCCCGGTGGCCGCCGAGGCATACACCGTCAGGCTCTCGTCGTCGTTGAGATCCTCGTAGGGCCCGTCGTCCGGCCGGAACTCGGCCAGGGTCCAGCTTGTCGGCGCCGTCCGCGAGAGAGTCTGCGGGGGCTGCCCACCGCCAGCGAGATACACCACGTCGCCGATCTGCACCGAGGACAGGGCACAGGAACCGTCGGGGTTCACGAGGCTGGCCGTGGTGTACGGGGTCGCGATGCTGTAGCCGGCCGTTACCGCCCCGCCCGAGATATAGGCCCCCGAGAACGCCGCGAGAGTGCCAAACTCGGTCGGGGACACGACCACAACGCCATACGTCCCGTTCGCGAGGGGGATGCCCACCACCCCCGCAATGGTCACCGTCTGGCCCGTGGTCAACCCATGGGGCGCAGCGGTCGTGTAGCGGCAGAGCCCGAAGTCGTTAACGACGTTGGTGACCGTGGCGTTGACCTGCACCCGCCCGCGGTTGCTGAAAAAGCCCAGCCGGTCGTTGTTGAACTCAAGCACATACGCCTGCTCGTAGTTGAACTCAAACCGCTTGAGCCACGACTGCTGCGCCGAGGACAGGGCGGCATCCACATACACGGTCCCGGGGCGGTACACCGCCGGGCCCTGCACCGTGGGAATGAAGTTCTTGAGGTCCGCGCAGCCGTTCCCGTAGAAGTCGAGATCGACGCGGGCGTCCAGCAGTGGCGAGAGTTCCCCTGCGTTGAAGTTGGTGACGGCCGGACTGGCGCGAGGCATTACAGCCCCCGCGCTAGCAGCCAGGAATCGTCGGCCAGCGGCTGCGGCGGAAGCTGGATCGCATTAGCCCGCTTCGCCATCCGCAGCGCCATCTGGTAGTCAGCCATGGCCTGTTCACGTCTTGGGTTGCTGTCGGTCAGCGGGCCGGACAGTTCCACGGCAATCCGCCCGGCAAGACATTCCGCGAACTCGGGCGAGAACTCGCCCACCGTCGTGACCTTGCGGACGTACACGACCTTCAAGGGCGCGGCGTAGTTCGTGAGGATGTTCCGCCCCTCGATGGTCCAATCCTGCGAGTCCATGCTGGACCGGACTTCGGTCAGGTCTACACCGGGGGCATAGTCCCCGCACCACAGCAGGCGCAGGAAGTCGGCCGGCACCTGAAACGCCCGCGCATACCCGAAGGCAGGGGCCGTGGACAACGCGGGGAGGGTCGTCCGGGCGACCGAGAATCGCCAGGTGTGCAGCGTCAGTTCCAGGTCGCGCAGCCGGTCAAAGACCCGATTCGCCGCCCGCGCCTGCTTAACGTCGTCGGTCAGCGCCCCGATGGGCTCGACGCCCAGCTTGTCCAGCGCCGCATTGACGATCCCGACCGCATCCACTTAGGCACCGTCGGACGCAATGGCGCAGGCCACGCTTGCGCCGGACCCCACCGTGGTCAGCACCATCCGCACCGGCACGTTCGGGGGCAGCCTGAGGCCGTCCGCGAAGTTGGCCGAGAACGTCAGGTCCGTACCGTCCGGCCGCTTGACGGCGGCGAAGTTCGTCCCGTCCACGGCCGCCTGCACGGTCAGCGTCGCGCCGCCCCACGTCCCCGTGGCGCCGATGGCGATGACGCCGCCCACCTCGTTGCGCTGCGCCGGAATGAACGACGCCCCCGTGGGGGACGCCGTGGTCAGCGTGAACGTGTGCAGCTTGGCCATTAGTTCGTGACCGTCACGTCGGCCTGGATGCGCTGAAGGATCGCCTCAACGCCCTTGATGAGTTGGTAGCGGCTGACGGCGTTCTTGTCGAACGTAAGTTCGATCACTTCGCCGCTGGCGCTGCCACCCTTGGTGACGGCGTTGGCGGTTTCCTCGCCCAGCGCCACCGAGAGATAGGTGTCGATAGCCAAAGGATCACCTCCTAAGGTGAGGGAATCGGGGGGCCGAAGCCCCCCTATCCGTTAGAGCGTGTACAGCACGTCGATGCGGTAGTTCTGCCCACCGTTGAAGTCGGTGGTGATCGTCGCCGCGATGTCGTACTCGCGGTTGGGATCACTGGACAGACCCAGCGCCTGCCACAGCGGCTGGCTGCGCTCGGCGACGGTGTACTGACCGGACTCGTGGGTCACGTCCACGTTGCTGGTCGGGCCGTTCGTCATCACGAAGGCCGAGGCAAACAGGTCCGCATCCACGACCGCACCGCCATTGGCGGCGATCTGGTACACGCCCACGTCGATGGCACCACCCGTGGTGAAGTCGGCCGCCGACACCAGCACCTGCTGGATATAGGCGTTCGACGGCACCCGCGCACCACGCTGCACGCTGGTGGCCGAGTCGTCGGCCGCGACGGTGACGAAGCCACCCGCGTGACGAACCGTGCCACCCACGTTGCCGGCGTTGTTGAACGTCGCCGGGGTCGCGGTCGCGTTGGTGATGGTGTCCGAACTGCGATTAACAACTGCCATGGTCTACTCCTTAAGCCTCACGGCACCAGATGCGGACGACCTTCTCCTCGTCCAGACGGGTCGCACCAATGGTCAGCTTGGTGTAGACCTGCCAGGGGATCGAGCGAAGGTCGCGGCGCTTGGTGATGTCCACAGCGATGTCCGACCAGATGCCGAGGTGAACGCCCGACTTGACGAACAGCGGGACGCTGCGCGAGGTACCAGCCGCATCGTCCGTGCCGGTCGGGACCAGCTCGGTGTGGATGAAGTTGATGCCGAGGAACCGGGTCACCATGCCGTCCGCAAGCACCGGGCGCTCGCCCGGGTTGAAGTCCTGCGAGGTGATCTCGATCTCGTTCAGCAGCGCCTCGTGCTGGCTGGCCGTGATGGCGCAGTAGACCTGCTCGCGGGAGAGATCCACGTCGTTTGCCAGCAGCGTGCGCATACCGCGCTTCAGCTTGGCAACCGTCAGGTTCGACGTGGTAGCGCCCACCGACACGCCAACCACCTGCCCGTTCGGGAAGGTCGTCGAGGTGCCCGCCGTCTCGCCGGTCAGGTTGGTGCCGAACATGGCCGAGAGGATCACGTTGTCCTTGGCCCGGTTCAGCGCCGCCACGGCGTTCTGCGCGTACTTGGACTTGATGCCCTGGTCGAGAGCCAGCCGCAGGGAATCGAACGAGTCGATCCGCTGGGCAAGATCCCAATCCTCGGGCAGCACCCACCGACGCACGAAGGTCGCATCGGTCGCCGGCATCGGCTCGCCACGGGTGGTCACCTTGGAAGCGGTGATCGCCGCGATCTGCTCGACCGGCGACACCTGCTTGCCCATGTAGCCGGTGCCGACATCAACAGCGGGCTGGAGCCGGCTGTCGGTCTGCTGGAGCAGGAGTTCCACGTCGGACGCGAAACGCTGCACCTGCGCGTTGAGAATGTTGACGCTCATCTGAAAGCTCCGAAAACTGGTTGAGGGTTTCCGGCGGCTTATCCTTGCGGGGCCTGCCTTGCCCCTTTCGTGGGGCCAGTCGGCCTGCTTTCAGGCGGTCAGCCGGGGCGCGTAACCTTGTCGGCTAGCCCCGAGACAAACACCGCGCACTCACGCGTGCAAGTGGATTCTTACGCGGCTTGGAATTTCCCCGGGTACGCCTGCTCGTGCAGTTCGTTCCACATCCTGATGGCGTCGCGGTCGCCGGCCATGCGCTTCTGCGCAAAGTCGCGATCCGTCATCAGCGCGCGAATCTCGGCCTGCGCGACTTCCGGCGTGCGACCACCGGCAGGGCGCGTGCCCTCGGGCGACTTGTCCTCGGCGAACAGCGCGCCGACCTGGGACATAAACTTCATGAGCCCGGCCTGACCCATGCCCGCTTGGATCTTCTCCAGCGTTGCTTCGTCAACCCCCAGTCGCTGGGCGGCGCGCTTGGCAACGTCGAGGTTGGCGTCGTACTTGTCGCCCCACTCGGACTTGAGGGCGGCGGATTCCTGCTCCCACTGGTCGGCGAGCGCCTTCTGCTGGGCTTCCTGCTGGCTTGAGACGTAGCCGTCCCACTTGGACGCCAGCGCCTTGGCCTGCCGTGGGGTCAGCCCCGCCTCGTGCAGCCACGGGGCAGCGGCCTTGCCGAAGTCGGATTCCAGCCCGTAGCCCTCGGGCTTCTCGGGCCGGCCAAGCTTCTGGTACAGCCCGTTCCAGCCGTCGGCGTCGTTGTCGTCCTTCGGCAGGATCACGCCGCGACCGGCTTTCTCGGCCCCCACGAACCGCTCAAGGCTCTGGTAGGCGTTCACCACGTCGGCAGGGCCTTTCCACGCCTTGTTCGCCACGAACTCGTGGGTTTCGGCGGGCAGCGCCTCGGCGTACCACGGGGCGGCATTCGGGGTCGGGTCACTCATTGGCGGTCTCCAGTCGGGTCAGATAAGCGTCGTCCAGGTACAGGTGCCGGACGATCCGCAGGAACACCTCACGTCGCCCCTCGGCCAAGGCCGACGCCACGGGGTCCACGGTGCGCGTGAGGGGGGATACAACGGTCGTGGACTGGTTTGCCCGGCAGAAGCGGGCCAGGTCCTTCAACACCCGCTCGCCGGCCGCAGTCGGCTTACCCTCGGGCGTGAGGAAACAGTTCTGGTAGTCGGCCTTCCGGTGCAGCCGACGGTCGATGGCGTCGCGGAGGTTCAAGCGGCCTGCATATCCTTGGCGGCCTTCGCCACACCCGGCGCGAGTTCAGCGGCCTGCACCAAGGCTTGCTGCTGGGCCCGCTGCTCGCGCATCTGGTCGCGGGCATCCCGCGAACGCAGCATCTTGGCGGGAACCCCGTTGATCTCGGCCAGCCCCTTGAACATCTCGTCAAGGTCGTAGTTGTCCAGGATGCTCGGGTCGATCTGCGCGCCCTGCATCGCCACCTCAAGGGTGCGGACAATCGCCACGCCGTCCTCGGCCCGCTGGGCACGGGAAAGCGGGGATTCCATCTCAAGCTCGTAGGCGCCACCGGCCTCGGCAAGCTGCGGGGGCATCGGCGGCAGTTCCATGCGGGCCGCGAGGACATCAAGCTCGCGAGCCACAAGGCCGCCCAGGAACTCGGATTGCAGCCGGCCAATCGACGGGGCGAGTAGCTGCGACTTTTCGGCTGCCCGCTCCATGACCTCGGTGGCGGTCATGCGCGGGTTTTCCGCGAGGATCTGGAACAGGGTGATGTAAAACGACTCGTTGACCAGTTGCTGTTCCATCTGCAACAGGTCAACGCCGATGTCCGTCCGGGCCCCCGTCTGCAACGGCTGCACGACCGGAACCCCCTGCGGATTCACCGCCCCGTAGTTCATGGCCCCCGGGCGCAGGTCGAAGGCGCCGAGGATCCCGTCCCCATCGGGCGCCAGCAGCGGCGGGTCCACGATCTTCTGCGCGCCACGGAGGATGGTGCGCTTCATCTCGTTCAGCATCTTGAGCGTGGGCAGCGACCACATCGCGGGGCTGCGGCCGTACAACTCACCGGCTACCCCGATGTCCCGCATGACCGCATAGGGGAAGGTCCGGTAGCCGGATTCCCGAATCAGGGTCTTGGATTCCAGGCAGACGGTGTGAGCGACGTACTGGAACCCCCGGGCCGCCACCCACTTCTCGCGGTACTCACCCGCCGGCTTCACGCAATGCACGAGCGTGAACGGCTGGTCGGGCCGGCCCTTGCGCATGGCCTCCTCAGCCTGCTGGGGAACCGTCGCCCCCGCGAGGTTGCCGTAGAACAGCACGATCTGACGGGCGGTCAGCTTGAACTTGCGCAGCACGCCGTCCACCAGCCCCTGCGCGTTCTCGGTAAAGAACGTCTCGGACAGCGGCATGGTGCGATACCGGAGCCCGGTGGCGTCCTCGTCAATGAACAACGAGCCGTTGCCGAAGGCCCCGAAGCCCAGGCACGTCATGCCGATCTGCGTGCCGAAGCCCGAATTGGTCGCGTACCGCTGCTGGAACAGCAGGCGGGTGACCTGATCGAAATACGCCTTGACCTCGTCGTCCTCGCCCAAGTTCGGGTCGCTGGCCTTGATCCGGTGGTAGGTCTTGCCGGCCGGCATCAGCAGGGACTCGACCAGCGCGGCGTACTTCCGCAGCGCCAGCATCCCCGTGCTATCCATCACCCGTTCGGTGCGCTGCTCGCCCGGCGAGGACTGGGTGATGAAGTTTCCTTCACCCGGCAGGATCAGTTCGGCCACGTCCTGCCAGAGCGACTGGAAGTTGTACCGCTCCGACTCCAGCGCGGCTTGGCGGGCAATGATGTCCGCGACCCGGGAGTCCATTACTGGCCCATCAGGGTCTTGGCAGCGGTCGTCGGGGGCGGTGCGCCCAAGGGGCTGGTGAGGATCGTGGCGGCCGTGCCCTGCCGTCTACGCAGACGGTCCTCGATCTGCTGCGCTTCCTTCGCCTCGTCCCGCGTGGGAACCGCTGGCGTGGAAACCTTCGGGGGGCTGAAAAGGCCGCTCATGCCCCGAGACTCGCTGCGCACGGCAGCGGGGGCAAGTGGATTTTAGCGGCGAAACTCGTTGTATTCGGTGATCGCCTTGGCCGGTCTGCGGGGCCGCATATCCGGCGGAATGACGGTGTGCGCGAACGTCAGGGCCAGGGCGTCGCCGTGGTCGGGGGACTTGAGGCCCCGAGCGATCAGCTTTTCCTTGGATTCCAGTTGCAGCTTGCCGGCGGCGTTGTGGTGATCGTAGGTCGGGCCGGTCAGTTCCACCCGATAGGCAGGGATATTCGGCAGGCTCGCCCCCTGCTCCAGCCATTCCCGCATCCGCCACCACATCTCGGCCCGTTTGTTCGCAAACCGCTGATCCTCAGGCTTGCCGCCGAACTGGACTTCAGTCACGCGGATTTTCAGTTGCCGCAGCCGGTCGATGACCCCCGCCCCGTAGCCACCAGAACCGTCCACGAACACCCCGTCGGGCTTGTGGCGCATGATCTCGCCAGCCACGGCATCCGCCACGGCCATGGCGTCATACTGCGCCAGCGTGATCGGCGGAAAGGCTTTCATGCCCTGCCGGCGCTGGATCACGGTCTTGTCCACACCCTGCCTCGCCACGTCCACGCCCAGCAGGCAGGCCGACCACTGGTAGGCGTGTTCGGGGATCGTCCGCTTCATGGCGGCGTCCACCAGGTCAAGGGCGATCAGGTTGTTCTCGCCCGACGCCGCGAAGTCGCATTCCATTTCCTGCCGCCACTGCTGGGCGCTCATGTCCCCGCGCATGGCGTCGATTTCCGAGTCCGATAGCGCCCCGGTCTGGTCCCACCGATACAGCCCGGCGTGCCACTCGGGGTCGTCGAGGGCGCGGAAATAGATTTCCGAAAA